TCAACATAGCGCCCAGTTTCTTTACTATTAAACTGCACTTGCCACACCCTTAATTTGTCGTTCATAAATTCGTTATACATTCAATTCTCCAAAATGCTTATAACAAAGCAATCATACGGACAAGCCGCATATTGCGGGGTTATCTAACCCAGTCAACATGATTAGCCATCATCGGACATTTAAACTTGTACTTAATGCAGTTCTTTTCAACCACCCCTTCCATGGGATGCTTAGGCTTTTTTGAGCTTACCTGTAGCTCATTTGCCTCATAATTACTCACTGCAAAGAAAAGCATAAATACAACTGTTAGCGCCAAAATGACTGTTAAACAGCTTTCTCCTGTCTTTTCTAGCTTATCCATGCTGCACCTTCCCATCTACAACCTGTAATTCTTCTTCCATTTCTAGTAGTTGAGTATTAACCCTTATTAGAGCCTCCATAGCCCCATCAACATCTAGACCTCTATCATGAGCGCCTTGTAGGAACTCTCGAATTACCTCTACGTCTTCCATGGTTAACCCTCTTTGTTATTTTTGGTTAGGTTACTGCTTTGGTTGTTGGTTGTAATTGGCTAAATATTACAAGTTTATTGATCTAATTTATAAATCTTAATCACTGCCCTTCCTCCGTCCACTTTTTCAAGCTTTCGTATAGATAGCTCATAAACCTGATCATCATCAAGCCAGAACTTGGCATTGCTTAAAGCGTCGAACAAGCATTTGCAATAGTTGTCTATGTCGTATTTCCGGTTTTGGAAGTGGTGAAGATCAATACTAACCCTCACCTTTCCGGATACTTCTTCTTTAACAAGTCCAATTTCGCCCAAGCAATTAATCACCGCTTCCTTATACTCTCGCCCCTTCTTGCTAATAATCCGCCTGCCTTGGAATGTAGCCCAGTAAGAATTGACACTAGGAGGCATAGGCAATTCAAATTTATAATCAGCTGCCATTTTGCCAAGTCTCCCCCCAATCAAATATTGCGTCTTTCACATCATAAGGCGCGTCTTCACCTGTTTCATAGCTAAAATTGGATGCCTGCACACTCCATTGAGTAGCATAATCGCCTAGCTTCTTGCCTTCTCTCGTTTTCTTATCATCGCAGGATAAGCAATTAGGCAAAACAAACCAGTGTCCAATTAATACCTTATTATGCTTTAGTGTCGCGCCCTTTACGTGATCGACAATAGAGCCAGATTCACTACCACACCAGCAACAAGGGCGGTGCTTAATCCATCCCTGAAAACGCTTTTCTGCTGCGTTTGGGCCTCTTGTGTTTTTAGTTGGTTTTCTTTGCACTACTCCAAGCCTCCTTATCTAAGCTAGGCCAATCTAGCCCCTGTCCGAATATCACACTCATACGCTCATTTACCAAGTCATAGACCTTTGTTATCTGCTCTCGTGTAAGCTTTGATGTCTTTGGCTCGCCCTTTTTATCTATGCACTCCGGATACTTTGCGCCCGCATAATCCTTAAACACTTCTTTGAACTTAGGCATAGACCATGACGTTTCTATTCCGTGGTACTTCTTATGCTCGAGCCACTTAATATACGATACACCGCCCTCATTTAGCTTATTTGCCATTTGGTCGCAGTACTTATGCAAAGCTCTGTTCTGCTGCCCTGTCCTTGCTTTGCCTTTGACGGTTATCTCTACCTCAATATATCCAAACTCTTTTTGGGTTTGCTCTATGAGTGAGATAACGTCTTTTAGGCTTTGGCTGCTGTTTACTATTGTCACACGACACCAATCCGAATTAAAAAGCCGTGAATAATTGCAACAGGAAAAGCAATTGACCCAGCAATAAGAAGCCCCCATTGCTCCTCACTAAAGCATCTTATTAGATGTGTAACCAATGCCGCAGGACATGCGACCATCAAAAAAATCCCAAATACAGCCAAAAATAAATCTTTCATATCATCCCCTTATTAATTAATGCCCTTATCTCAGTTGTGCGGGCCACACATACCAACCTGCTGAGACTCAGTGAGAGTGATTACTGCCCGTTCTGGCCGTTGTAGTATTGGTTTTGGGTCATTGGTTGCTGTGGCGCTTGCCCTTGCGGATATTGTTGAGGCTGCATTGGTTGCTGTGGCGCTTGCCCTTGCGGATGTTGTAGCTGGTTTTGCATATCTTGCGTGCGAGGCTCAAACATTGAGCACATCACTGTGTCACGGTTTTCAGGATTGGGTACGCCCGCTGGGTTAAACGTGGTTTTCAGTAACATGAACTGACCACCATCATCACCTTGCATCACTGTGCCGATATTCTCGTATCGGTTTTTTTGCTCGCCTTTGTTGTTTGTGTATGAGCCAGTTTTTACACATACGTCATATAGTTTTGTAGCCATTTATTTAATCCACTCTTTTAGGTTGTTTTTGATTGTTGTTTTTGGGTCGCCGCCCTCGATTCCTTCGATATTCGCCCATAAGAAATGAACTTGAGATTCATTAAGGCTAGACCACATATCTTTAATATATTTCCTATCTGCCGCCTGATATGCTTGCATTAAATTACTTAGATGCTGCCAGTCCGTCTCGGTTGGCAGGTATTCTTGCTGTTCTGGAGCTATATCCTTGTTTGGCTTTTTAGGCTCAGGCTTCATTGAATCAGCGTCTTTTGTGTCATCAATCAGGAATAATCCATTTAATGCGTACTTGCGAGCATAAGAGCTGGCCGCCCCTGTAATCTGACTTTCATCCATGCCTTTCTTTGACTGAGGCTCGCGAGCATAAGCCGTATTTTGAATAGTTTGAGTTCCGTCTGTTATAGCTGCTGTTGCCTTAACATATATCCTATCGCCAACAACCACCATTTCATCAGACACCGTTAACACAAGATTACCTAGAATTGGTTTAACAGCCTCTAGAATGTCTTCCTGATTGCGGTACTTGTACTTTCCAAAGTTATTGTATTGATTCTTTGGTGCTTTTAGTTTTTGCTGAATCGCTGCTAGCTCTTTAATCATTAGTTAAATAACCCCTGTGAACGCATCTCACATAATCCATACTGAAAATTATAGCCTCGCTCAAAGTCCTCGTGACAACCTTTCGGGCACTCTTTATTCGATTTAAAGCACTTCTCACCCATGGCAAATTGAAATGGGTTTCCTGACTGTTCTTTCTGCTCTTTTCTTACTTGATCTATATTCATAAAACCTCCTAAGTTTTAATCTATTATCCTGATTTAGTTAGGCTATACAGTGGCAAAACTGCTAAATGATTGGCGGTTATTTGGTAGTTTTTGCTATTGCCTTACGCCGCCTTGTAGTTTTCTTTATGTTTCTTATACGATCTAAGAGCAAATGCCCCATGCCATTCTAGAAATGTCTCTTCATTGATTTTGTCGATTGCCTCAACGTAGACCGCTCTCGCCTCTTCCTCGTTCTTATATCTCCCTAATGGGTAAATCTTGCCTTTGTATTCAACCTGAGATTTGAATACTTCTGGCCCATTACCTCTCTTTTCTACGTAATATCCTTTGCCAGTTGCATTTCTTAGCTTCTTAGATATTTTTTCTTCCTTGCTCGGTCTTTGTAACATTCGGTTTAATATAGCCAGCTCATTCTCACAAAAAATCATCTTTGCGCTTAATGACGGGTTAGGCTCCATTCCGTAATAGATCATTCCTTATCCCCTGTATATCTAAAGCCTGCTTCCCATAAATGGTCTGAATTCTGCCTTGTAAATCCACATTCAATTACCTTACTAATAAACTTATCCCGCTCGCTTTCATGCTTTCTAAGATTGGCAATCAATACAACCTCAGATATCTCTAAAAATTCATGCTCCACCCATGCCTTGTCATCCTTGATCGCTATTATCTTAGCTCCAATAGCATCATCCATTGGCATCTTCCAAGTAACATCCACTAGATCACCTTGTTTTAATTCTGGTTCTGGGCGGTGGTGGACTTTGTAGCTTTTGCCTTCGTATTTATAATTCCACTCAATTCCGTTATCGTTATCCCATCCACCAACAACCTGTTTATACCAGCCCGATGCATCACCATCTGTTGGATCAATCATCAAATCCTCAATCCACACATGCTCTGGCGTTGGTTGCTCTTCCCAGTTAATTTTCATCTAAACCTCTAGTATCTCTTTAATTCGCTCAATCTTGCTCTCTAAGACCTCAATCTCATCATCTTTTTCGCTAACATCGCACTCTAGATCGTCACATCTATCTGAATCCGATTCTAATTCTCTATTCCTTATTTCAAGCTTATCTGATAAGACTAGAAGCCTCTCAACCGCCCATAACATCTGATCAGAAGTAAAATCCTGATAAACCTTGGCAAGATCATCAGCCGTAGCATTCCTTATAATCGACTCGTTCATTTCTTTCCCTTTGTTTTCTTATTGATGGCCTTTGCGGCTGTTATTTGCGATGTGATTAAATCGAGTGGCTTACCTGAGAACTGGCCTCGCTTATACTTCACTCTAGCAATCTCCCCTTGATCACTTGATGCTGACTCAGAAAGACCAGCTTTCAAGCATCCGTTTTTTACTGAGTTGTATATAAAATCCTCTTGCTTTGTATTCACTTCAAACTCTCCCTCATCTTCTTTAATTCATTGATTGCCATTTACCCATAATTCTTGCCTTAGGTAATTGGCAAAAAGTTACAACTTAGCTAGTAATTTCTGTTTAGGCTTAAATCTGAGAACTTGGCGTATTCCAACTGAGATTTAACTAAGACTTTCCCCGTCTCGCCTTGTCGGTTCTTTCTTACTAGAATTTCCGCCACCCCTTTTGCGTCGCTGTTTTCGTTGTAAACCTCATCCCTGTAGATAAACATGATTACGTCAGCATCTTGCTCAAGCTCACCTGATTCTCTTAGGTCGGCCATTATCGGGCGCTTATCAGGGCGTTGCTCAAGGCTTCTATTCAACTGACTAAGTAGCAAAATAGGGCGGTCAATATCCTTACTCAAAAGCTTTAACTCTCTTGAAATCTCACCAATCCCTTGCACTCTGTTATCACTTTTGACCTTAATTAATTGCAAGTAATCGACAACATAAAAGCTCTTATCGTGCTTGCTTGCATGGGTTCTAATTGCGTTCTTTAGATATGAAAGCGAGTAACCTGCTGAATCATCAATAATCAATGGCTTATCTTTTAGAACATTGAAACCCGCTGTGATTTTTGACCAATCCTCGTCCTGCATATTGTTTTGTGCGCGTGTGTTTAGATTAGCCGCTGCACAAATCATTCGGTAGGTCACTTCATCGCTAGGCATTTCAAGGCTAAATACCATTGTCGGTATATCGTTTTTAATGGCATTAAGGGCAAAGTTTAGAGCTAATGCACTTTTACCCATCGCAGGCCTAGCGCCAAGCAGGTAGAGCTTGCCACCTGA